TTCTAATCTTGTAATCATACTTCCACTTTTTGCACCACTTATCATTCCATCGTGACTAACACCTAAAACTTTATAGGTTTGATTTAAATATGGGAGTGTTTTACTTTCTAATATAAGTTGTTGACCTAATATTATTTGTGGCTCAAATATCATTTCTACTATTATATTTGTTTCTTTTCTTTTTGGTGTTCCTAAAAGACCACTATCAACACTTATTATACCTATATTCCCCTCTAAAACCTCTTTTTCGTTATCTATAAAATTAATAACTCCATTATCAATAAATAAATTTCCCTTTGTGTAAGTTTTTAGATCGTCTATTGTTTTGCCATTAAAACTAACACTTCTTAAAGGTTTTTCTATTTCTAAATTATCTGAAATAACTCCAACTTCAACATCTGTTAAGTTTTGGCTTAAATCTGATAATATTTGTTGATAAGCAGTCCCAGCGGGATATGTATTGTTATTTTCCCCTAAATACATTCCCAAACCACCATCCCAAGCCTCTATTTGGGTAATAAATTCCGTTGCACCACTATCTCTAAAACTAGTACATTCTTTTATATGTCCACTAAAAATTAAAGCAACACCACTTCTATATCCTGCATAAATATTCATTTTGATATATCTTATCATGTCATATCTGTCTTTATATATCTTTTCTCGGGTTAATTGGCTTAATCCATATATGTTAACAAATGCAGTGTTTACTGCTGATGACATTGTTCGACTTATGTTAAAACTTGCAGATACAGGATATTCTATAGTTAATTCATCGGTTTTAATTGGTTTATCATAACCTCCAACCTTTTCCAATAAACCTATTTCAAAATCTATCTTATATATTCTACCAAATTTTTCCATATAAAACCTGTCCTATTTCTTGAACTTCTTCTTTATCTAATATATAAACACTTACTCTACCTGTTATAAAATCATTTTGGAACCAAGGTTCTTGATTGTCTAAAACGTTACAACCTATTCCAAAAGGTAATAAATTTTGAAATTCTCTTATTATATTAGGGCAATTCGTTAATTTATGACCGTAAGAATAAAATTTTAAATCATCACATTCTATATCAAACCACCAGCACCTTTGGTTAGGGCAGTATTCAAAAGTAAGTTTAACTATTTTGTTGTTACCAACACTAATTTTAACACTTTGTTTTGCTTCATCATTTAAATTTGTTATTTTAAACATTAGAACCACCCTTTTATACTAGATAATGTTGTTTTTGCTCCCTTTATAAGACCATTATTAACAACTTTACTTGTCATACTTTTTAATCTTCCTTGTGTTTTTTTTGATAAACTTGATGCACTTTTTACTTTTCTAATTTTTTTAAAAGTTATTTCAAATTTACTTTTATCAACTGTATCAGCACTTTGTATTACTTTTATTGTTTTAATTGCCATATCCTCATAAAATTTATAAGGTGTTTGAATTTTAAATAATTGTTTACTCTTCCAGCAACTCTCAAAATATAAAAAAACTTCACTTTGTTTAGTTGCCTCTATTCCTGAATCTTTATAAGCTCCATATAAACTATCAACACCTCTATTCAAAGTATCATACATTGCACTTACTTTTTCTGCTGTTTGATATATCTTATTTGCAAAGTTTGTTAATTTTGGCAAATACTGTGTTATTGCTGTCAATTTGGTATTCCCTTTTTGTAAAACTTTATCTATTGAACTTTCTTTATAAACCCACTCACCAACAAAACCTTTTAATGTAACAATTTCAGGTTGTAAAGCTATATCATCTTGAACTGCTGTATTATCTTCGACATAATGATCTGTAATATCGCTATTCAATTCAATACTGCTTTCATCTGCTATATCAAAAACAAAACCACTCATTCCATAATTTTCATTTGTTGAAACAAGAGATTTTGCTTGCTCTCCAACTTCATTTAAAAAAGATTTTGTTGAACCATATATTTTTTCGATGCCATCATCTATTGTATTTAAAAATTCGTCCATTATCTTGCTCCTAACAACTCAATATTGCTTATTTGTGATTGCAAAGCAGTATTTTTATCGTTTTTAATTTTTTCATATTGTTCCGGACCATCAGTTGTATTTATTGTTGTTTGTGAATTATCATTTATAACTATACTACTTGAATTTGCCAATGTTGGATTTTTGTAAGTTCCATTTAGTTCTGAATTAAGTCTATCTATTTCTGCCTGTCTTGAACTTGGATCAAACCCTTTTAATCTAGAATAAGTTTCTATTTCTTGCTCTAGTTGTTTTATTCTGTTTTTTTTATCAATCTCTTTAGACTTCTCTTCGCTTGTCAATCCAAAGAAATCAAGTGTGTTTTCTAAAAAAGAACTTATATTACTTGCACTTTTACCTATAAATTTATCCCATAAAGCACCTACTGTCTGAGTGAAATATTTCCAAGTCTTAGCGAGTTCGTTTGTTGCTTTTACTTCTTCCTTAGTTAATAATAAACTATCTCTTATACTATCGTGCTTTTCTCTATAATAAACTAACAATTGTTCGCTCAAACCAAACTCTGCTAACATTGTTTGTTGAAATGCTGGTTCTAATTTTAAAATCTTTGTCATTATTTCATCAAGTAATTCTCTTGAATCTCTTAATGTACTTACATCTATCCCTAACTTTTGAAAAGGTTTTGCATTTCCTTGACCTTGCAAAATATCAGCATTCGCTTTACCTACATTCCTTAAAGAATTATAAATAGTATCATAAGATAAACCCAATTGCTCGGCTTTATTTTTCATCTCCTGCATCTCTCTTACGGAAATACCACTTATAATATTTGCATTATATAATTCTTGTCCGTACCTAGCAACATCACCGAAAACACCATCAAAAACACCGCCCAACTGCTGTGCCATATTTTTTATTGCCAAGAATTTTATAGAAAATGTTGTTAAGGTATTTAAACTATTCCCTGCATTTATTCCTAAATCGACAAATAATTCACCTAATTTCATCTATTCACCTTATTTAATGCTATCATTTCTCTAGAATATTCACTTATAAATGTTTCATAATCTAGTATATTTAAAAATATATCACAATTATATGATTTTAGCAAATTTACACTACCATATCCTGCTTTACTTAGAATTATACACCAATAATCAAGTGTATTCATTTTTATTTCGCATACAGGACTTTCTATATTATCAGCCCCAAACCTGTAATTGCTTTTTATTTCGAAAGGGCTTTTGGAAAAAAAGGTTTTAGATTCCTTATTGCTATTTTATATAAAACCTCAAAAAAATCAACTCTATACTCTTCTTTTTCAAACAAATCTAAACTTACTTTTTGTTTTACTCCTACCGACTCATAAATACATTTATTACCCATTTCCATAAGTAAATTTAATATGTTTTCACTTGTTATTATATTCGCTAATCCATTTATGCAAGAATCTATATTTTTTTCAAATATATCTAAAAAATTTAATTCGCTTTCTCTATCTAATTTTAAATTTAAGCCGTTTTTTTTAAATTCTAGAACAACTAATTGAAACAATTTAAAACTTTGAGCAATACTTGATAAACTTATTGTGATAGAATTACCACTTTTTAAAATTTCTTTTTCCATTTTTTCCCCTTTTATTTTCCCTTTTGGCTTTTAACAGTGGGGGATTGCCAAAAGGGGGTGGTTTTCCCCCACAATTATTAAGCAAGGCTACGAGAACAGTTTGCAAATCTGAAGTTATAAACACTTATTGCTTGTTCTACATCACCCTCAACATTAACTTTTTCATCAACTCCTTTTGTTGGAACTCCGTATTTGCAAGTTGTGATATCGTTTGAAACTCCACCATCTACACTTACAATTTTAGTTAATGTCATTGTTGCCGGTTCGAAACTTTCTAATCCATCTTTCCAAGCAGTATAAAAAGAATTTAATCTTTTATCATCAGGAGATCCTTTTAGAACCCTAATTGCAACATCCCCGATTTTACCTTGCTCGTTTTTTGCGATTATACTATTTCCGCCTTTACCGTTTACAACAGTTGCTAATTCGTTTGGATAAGTTATTGAAACAACATCACCATTTGCAAAGTCGCTTAACACTACTCCATTAAATTCAACTATATCATTACTTGTATATGATAACATTATTTCCTCCTATGCCTCAAAATTTAATATTAAATCTGCAGAGTGAATTGCACCTTGTTCTTTTCCTGCGAATTGGAATACTGGTGCTTTTCTTGTTTCTCTTTCTGTTTGTGTTTGATTTGATACTGGTTGACTATATATATAATATCCAACTTCAGAAATATTTCTCAAGAAATCCTCTTGATTTCCGAATGTATCTGCACTATTCCAAGTACCAGCACCCAAGAATCCATTTAAAACTGCCTTATCTGCTACCTTTTTAATTGTATTTTTAATCGAATTCATTCCTGTTTCTGTTTGTGGTATCTTAGAATTTGTTCCTGCGAGGGTATTAAATACTTCAACTTTTACTGTTTGAGTGAACCAAAGTCTATTTATTAATTGGTCAAAATATTGTCCTACCAATCCACTATTTGATATAACCTTTGGTAATCCTTCTATATCGGTATAAAGATCAACTCCCAATTCTTTTGCTTTATTATAAATTGTTTGTGAAATTCCTGTATCTGCTGTAATTCCTGCTAAATCTTTCAAATTCATTGTGATACAAGATTTTTCTGCATTATAGTTTGTAGCAAAACCTCTTCCGGCATAAGCACCTGCCATTTCGTATGCTTCTGCTTCTCCTAATGTATATAATACACATTTAGTTTTTGTAAGTCCTGCATTTATAATTTGATTAAACAATCCATTTTGTTCTAAATCTTCTACATTTGAACTTGGTAAAATCAACAAGCAATCTAAGGATTGAACTGTTTCCGATGCAGAATATCCTTCATTTGTTTCTACATATTTTGAAGTAATAACACCTCCAAAATAAACCTTTTCATAAAGTCTAGATATTGCTGTTCCTAATTGTTCTACATCTTCGCCTGCTTCAGCACCTCCTGTTAATGTTGCCCCACTTACTATAGCATCTGCAACATCACAAGACAATTCTATTGTGTTTCCTGCTGTACCACTTACTACTGCTGTAAAATTAACTTTATTTCCTTCAATTTCGAAACTTGCTTGTGTAAATGTTTTTTGATTTAAATTTTCTAATGTTTCTGTTAAAGTGCCTCCAATAACAATATTTGTATCACCCTCAACTGAACTAAATGTATAAGTTGTTTCTCCAACTGTTATTACATTTCCTTCTGTTGGATTGGATACAAATTCAACACTTCCTGTTGCACTTACCGCTTGAATTTCTTCTTTTATCATTGGAGCAATTAAAAGTTGTCCGTTACCTGCAAGAATATTTGGACTTTGAGAAAATACTTTTAATGCTATTTTGTAAGTTTTACTTTCTGCCCCGAAATCTGTTTTTACATCATTTGCTGTAACATACGCTCTATAAGTATCTGAACCAAAATCAACTATTGGTGTTTCATCTGATAAAAGCATAATATTATTAACATTATAAAAACCGAGTTTTCTTCCTTGAGAAGCAGTACTCACATTTACAATATTTACTATATCAACCATTTTTAAACCTCTCTTTTGTTTTCTTTTTTAATATATCAGTTTTTTATAAAAAAAGCAAATTATCCCTCAAACTCTTCTGTATGTTCGAATTTATCAAAATAATCAACTTGTTTTATTTTTTCATAAGCAACTAATATGTCTATTTGGCAATCGAACCTATTTAATCTACTTGTTCCCTCAACATTAGAAACATCTGTAACATTGCTTATTTTACTAATATGAAATCCGTTAGATTCCATTTTTTTTATCGCATAATCACTACTCATTGCCATCTGTACTTCATATGCTCTTTTTCGTGCTGTGTTATTTTTGCTAATACATTGAACATAAATGCTTTCTTTTACATTCAAACTTGTAACTTCAGAATATACACCATTAATTGTTTTATATTCGTGTTTAACTCCATAAGGAGGTTGACTTCTCACTTGCAACACTATATATAAATCCTCATCTTTTGGTGAAAATCTTTCTGTGTTATAAAAAAATATTCTCTCAGGAGTTAAATTTAATTCTTCTTGCAATATTTCCCCTATTATTACCAAAGGTTCTTTATTCATTATAAGCCTCGCAAATTAAATATCTTATATATCCATATTGTTTAAAATTTTCTTTTTTCATAACTTTATATTTCATTCCTGAATAAAATATAAAATCGTTTATTCCAACATCAAAATTTGGTAGACAATGGATTTCTAACCACTCCCAATTTCTAACACCTTCAACCTGCAATTCTATATCTTCCGTTTTGGCCGGTTGAACCACTCCTTGAGTTTTTATTTCTGTTATTGAAATAACTTCTTCATAATCCACTATTTCTCTTGAAACTTTTCCAAAAATAATAGGCAAAAACCAACTCTTTATAGTATTTGCCATATTTGGCAATTTTCCTAAACTTCCTATTTTGTTATTTTTCCCGTTACTAATCATTTGCATTCATTACCTTACTACTTATTGCTCTTCTTAATTCTCCTGTATCTATCAGGATTTTATCACTACCTTTTTTATCTATTGTAGATTGTTTTAAAGGTTCCCAATCATAACCACTTGAAAAAGCACTATCTATTATTTTTTCTGCTTCAAAACCTAATGCAACATACCATTTTTTCAAATTTCCTTTTTCCATAAGGTTTTTATAAGTATCAGCATTGTTTTTAACCCATTTCATTATATTATCTTCTAGGGGATTCTTTAAAAAACTTCTTCTTGGAATTCCTCTTGTTAAACTTCCAAATTCGTGAATTGCACCTATTTCTGCATTTGTTAATCCATCTCTCTGCTCTGAACCTTTAGAACCTAAAATACCTACTCTAGTTTTATAATTATCTTTAAGAGCTTCTTTTATTACATCAAATCCTGAATTATCAAAATTTACTCTCATATAGTAGTTGCTCCACAACTTAATATAAACGAATTTGCTTTTATTCGTGGCAATAAATATGTTAAATATTTTTTACCGTATCCATTATCTAAATATAAACTCAATACAGGATCATTATTAACCCAACTAGGTATTGCATAACTTTCACTAACTCCTCCAACCGATTTACTCGCAACAAAACTTGAATATGCTGTTGAATTTAGTCCACTTTCGGAATTTTTTATGTCTATTACTAAATAATAAGCCGTTAAATAATATTGTGCTATATTTATTATTTCTTTTTCAAAAACATCGCTTATTGAGCCTTGCATCTCTGCAATCGCTTTTTCAATATCAAAATCTGATAGATATTCTTCTTCATTTCCGTTTATAACACCCCAAGCCTCAATGTCGTCTATATCTGAAGTATTATTATCTATTAAACTTTCGTAAAAATTTGGTGCTACATATATAATATCACCTTTAAAATAAACTTTATCTTCCACTTTAGTGGGTAAAAAAGGAAAATCTCTCCTGAAGTAATTTTTAAAATTTTCTATTGTTATTATTTCCATTTAAGATTTTCCTCCTTTTGTTTATTTGCCTAAAACTTCTCTTAATTTATCAACACCCATTAAATGTGCTTTTTTTATTCCTTTTGATTTTGCTTCTTCTCTTAATTCTTTCAAATTAAAACCACCATTTAATTGAGCTTTCAATCTCGCAATTTCTGCGTCTTTTTCTTCTAATTCTCTATTGTCTTTAAAAAGTTCTATTTCTTTACTTTTTAACCAAATTTCTGCTATATTGTCCGGAACTTCTTTTTTTTCTTTCGGTCCGATTGTATAAAATTTAACATTCCCATATTCTGTTGTAATGTTATGTTGATATGTTCTTTTTGAATTATTAAATAATATTTTACTCATTTTATTTCCCCTTTTTGTTTATGGGGGGAGTTTCCTCCCCCTGTTAGTTAAGCTTGAACATCTGCATAAAGCATTTCTGCTGTTCTGAATAATACAACACCTGTAAATTGTCCTTGTGCTACTGAAATCATATCAATTCCATTCATTGGGAACAATGCTGATGGTGTATAATCCTTTGGAACAAACATTCTGATTGAATCAGGTTGGTAGTTGTAGAATACGTGTCTACCTTTAGTTCCTGTTGAATCTGCTGTGTTGTTGTATTTTGAGTGAACTATCTTAAAGTCTACACAACCTGCATCTCTAAATGCTTCTTCAAGAATTTCTCTCAATGTTTTCCAAGGTGTAGCAGGATCTACTGGAACACCAAGTCCAACAAATTCATTTGTAGGCATAATCCATCTGTTAGGGAGTGCAGTGTCATTATTATTTGCAAGGAAAGTATTTACAACTGATGATGCAAATGCTTTAACTTGTTGAGCTGTCATTGCAGTCACTTTAACAGGGAATAATGCTGTGTTAATTGTTACATCAGGTTGATTGTTGATACCGTAAGTTTCACCATCACCAAGACCATTAAATAATACTTCTTGAAGACCTAAATCCCAAACTTTCTTTCTTGCTTTTTCTTTTGCTTCAATAATTGAGAATGCTACTGCATTTTTAGAAGATACAGCAAGAGCTTCTTGTGAAATTTGATAAGCATTTCTCCAGAAATTAACTTTAATGTTAAATCCAGCTACTGCAATATCTGACAAAACATTTTTTTGAAGACCGTTGTTTACATCTACTAAACCTGAACGGAAATCATTACCTACATATTCACTTGTGTATTGGAATAATGATAATGAGTCTGCTCCTGTACCAATATCCATTGGAACAAAGTCTGATAGTTTTTGTCCGAGTAATTCGTAATATTTTGTATCAATTACACCAGCAACAATTTGTGTTTGTGTTGTAATAATCTGATTCATTGCTTCCGAAGAAGTTGGACCATAACTATTCCATAATTTATCGTGATTTTCTACTTTTGCTAATTCAAATTTTTTAGTCATTTCTTAATCCTCCTTTATTCTGCAATCGCTAATGGTGCTTCAATTTCAACTGCTACCAAACCACCTGTTGCAGGAACAGAAGTTAATGCAAGACCTAATACTTTATTAACACCTGCTGATGTCAATACTAAACCTTCTGCATCAAATTCCACTTTAGAACCTGCTGTGATTTCCGCTTCTGTTGATTGCATCCAAATAATATCACCTGCTCTTGCAATACCAAGAACTTCTTTTGCACCATATTCTGCTTTGTTAAATGAGCGAATTACAACACCGTATGGAACATCTCCCACACCTGCTTTTGCTACACCAATCATTTTACCTACTGGAGATGCAACTTTAACAACAGAACCTGCTACCAAAACAGAAGCATCATCTGTATTATGTGCAACTTCAAGTGTTGGATTAGATGGTGCACCATAATAATCCCCTCTTTTTGCTTCAATACTAAATTGATTTAAATTCATTTTGTACTCCTTTATTTGTTATTAGTAATTTTTACCTCTGTTAAGTCTGTCTGTTTCAGTTTCATACTTGTAAGAAGTAATTTCTTCTGATTTTACTGAATTAGATAAAGATTCAAGCTTTTTAAAAGATGAAGAATTTTCTTTTTTATCTTCTTCTTCCTTTTCTTCTTTTTCTTCTTCATCAGAATTTTCTTTT